TAGATTTTGGAATGTCCACCTTTTTTATTCATGGTGAAACTGGAAAACATGTTCTGAATAACCAAGAACCCAAAACCGAAATTGTCGGTTCGCCCATGTACGCGTCGATACATATTCACGAGGGTAAAAAAGCATCTCGACGCGACGACTGTATTCAATTGGGATATATATTTTTATATATGATTCTTGGTGGTCATCTACCTTGGGAAGGAATTCAATGTACAGATAGTGTTTATTCAGTATCACATATTTTGTATCCGGCAAACCAAGAACGATGTCTACTCAAAAAAAACATGTTAAATCTTCAGCGGTTAAATACTAGTGATGATTATCAGCGTATATGTAATTATATTATTGATTGTTATGAGTTGGAATACGAATCGACACCATCTTATTTGTTCCAATAAATTACCGATATAAAGAAATCACACTATATTGTGTATACCAATTTATAGTCTACCATTCTTACTTTCACCCACGTTCCTATATTTACATATAATGTCTACTGAAGATCAATCTACCGAAAAATGCGCGAACTCTTCAACTGATACTATTTCAGATGGATGTCCACCACTTACAGAATATTCTGTTGTTTATCAGACCCTTACTGGTACAGTAAAGTGGTTCAATAACAAGGCAGGATTTGGATTTATTACTGTTTGTGAAGACGGAGAGTTCAAAGACAAGGATATCTTTGTTCATTATAAATCCATTCGCGTTTTGAATTCACAATATAAATACTTGGTACAAGGTGAATATGTTGAGTTTACATTGGTCAAAGTAAACAAGGGTACACATGAGTTCCAAGCAATGAACGTTAGTGGTGTGAAAGGTGGTTCAATTATGTGTGAAATTCGACGTTTAGCCACACCAAACACAACCAACAGTGAAAATCGTCATTATGATGAACGTCCTCCGCGCAAAGTTAACCGCAACAATGATCGTGGTTCATATACCCCACGTGAATCACGTCCACCAATTGACAATAATAATCGTCGTCAACGTAGACCTCCTACTAGTTCCGATTCACAACGTGAACCTTCTACCGGTATGAATGGAGAAGATATTATGGGATTTACCAAGGTGGAACGTAAACGTACCGTACATCCTAAGGCTTCGGTGGCTTGAACCTATTTAGTGAAATAAAAAATATACAACAATAATATACAATTATGCATAGTATTGTTACGTCCGTGTTTGGTGCGATTCTTTTCTTTCTACTTTCCCCCGGAATTTTGCTCCGTCTTCCTTCCAATGGTAGTAAAATGACGGTGGCCATGGTTCACGCCTTGGTATTCGGTTTGGTTTATTACATAGCACATCGATCGGTGTATATGTATTTCAATCCTATGCGTAGGTTTGAAGGTATGAAAGACAAAAAGGAAGGTCTTGCACAACCACAACCACAACCCAAAAAATAAAATTAGCATAACATGTCCATAATTTCTTTTGGATAATTCAAATCTTCCAAAATACGTACAGCACCTTCCACCATCGAAATACCCGTATGAATCTGATACGTGTATTTTATTTTACCACATTCGTCTAATATTACCTTCATTTGATAATTTTTCACACGTTTTGATTTTCGGAATCTACGACATACGGCCACGTAATGGGTGGTTAATATAAAATCCACACGACCATTCGACGATAAATATTTCAAAAAGGCATAGGCCGCCTTACTTGCTTCTTTTGGATTCGTGCCAGAATATAATTCGTCAAAAATACAGAAATGATGTGATGTATCCGGTTCCGTCGAGATAATATCCAAAATATCTTTGCATCGTCGGGCTTCCGCTTGAAACAAACTATCACGTTCGGAGGTATCGGGAATATTCAAATACGAATGAATATGTGTATATGGTTTAGGTAATTTACCTCGTGAATAAAATCCACCACCAATTTGTTGTGTAAAAATCAAATTTAATGCGGTAGTTTTTAAAAAGGTGGTTTTACCTGAAGCATTTGATCCGGATAAAATCATGTTTTTTTTCATATTAATGTTGTTTTTAACAATATTCACGGATGATAGTAGAGAAGGATAATACTGGTCTTGGAACAATAAGGTGTTTTCTGGCAAGGGGCTTTCAGCCTCTTCACTACTAACTTCGAAGGCGACTCTGTCGCCGGAGAAGTTTGCCTCTTGCCATTCTGATAAACAGGCGTTTGCCATGTTTCCGTCAATGATATGTCGATATACCCCTCGTAAATTATCAATCATTCCTTCAAATCCGACGGAATACCGTAATGCTTCTTGGTATTCTTGGTTACGATACAATTCATAATAAACACGAAGCATATATCCTAATTCCCCTCCTTTTTGTAAACTGATCGAAAATACTTGTATGTTTGTTAACCATTTGTGTAACTCATGCAACCTTACCACTTGTAATTGTACGTCTTTACAAAATTCGGTATAAGATATCTTGGTAGAATGAAGTCCATGAAATGTTTCCATGGAATGTATGGAATATTCCACATGTTTTTTTAATTCCAAAAGATGATGATTCAATTTCTTTGTATTTTCATGAAACCGAATACATACCAAGACATTTTGATATATTTGCATCAAATACAATCCAAACATGAGAATCACATATATCAATTTATCTATACTCATTGATTTTAACCCGACAATGGCCTTGCCTATAAAATGATTCTTGGCGATTTCTTGGAGAACCTGGATATAAACCTCAAACGTGATCGGTGTACCTTGTATTTTCAATATTAGAAACGGAAATATCAAAAATAAAATAGGTATTAACAAAGAAATAATGGGCGACATGATGTTCCCTACTGACAATAATTGTAAAAAAACGGTGGATTCGTTCAAATGTTTCAAAAAATCCCATTCCATGTAATTGTATTTTTCCAAGAAACATGGTACATGAATCGAATCCCACATTTCTTGGAATTGTACACAATTGGCATCGTCTAATAAGTGGCTTTTAACACCATTATGAACTTGGTCTTGGTAATTACCCATTTCAGATATGACTTGTTGAGTATCTGCCAAATATTGTGTATCTGAACTAAATTGTTTACTCCATTCTGTAATCATTTGTTTTCCCCAAGAATGAGACGGTTGAAACAAATGATCATATATGGGTTTTGAATTCGTATTCGTATTCGTTAATTGAACTAGTTCTAAATCTGATACCAAGACGGTAGACATGGGGTGTATTTTGCTAGATTCTACATAAGTGATCGGTAATCGAAAAGAATCATAGATTGGTTTTTTTATTGGTTCATTGGACGAAATATCTTGGTTGTTTACTGGATTTTCTTTGGTTAATCCGAATTTTACCAACAAACTTGCTAACATCGTATATGAAATAATAGGGCAATAAATATTACAAAACACAACGCATTTATGTAAATGTAATGTATATGACAATCGAATGACACACTCGAATGATATTTCAATATTCAAATACATATTATTATTTGCTTTTTTAGGAATATGTTTTATTTTCTTAGTACCTTCCAAGAGTATTGAAAAATATACAAATTATTCACCACAAATCAATTCAAAATGGGCGGACGACGATTGGTTATTATCAGATACGCCTGATATATCCGGTACAACTACCACACCCGGTACAACTACCACATCCGGTACAACTACCACACCAGATATTATAACAAAACCGTCTCATTTTGAATATGATCATAATATTAGCCAAGATAATTCTTTGGATTTTCAAGGCGAGTATTCCATACCGATTTTAGCACCCACTCCACCCGTATTCAGTTCAACCTCATTAGCATTAGGTGGTCCTGTCGATTATGCACCTTCATACAATAATACGGTGAATTTTAGTAAATTATCTGGATTTAGTTATAGTTCTCCCATTACTAATTCAAACGATGTAAATGGAGGGTTTTGTTCTTTCAATAAAAAAAATCCAGAACAATTAGAATATCAATGTAACAAATTAAATAAAGATACATGTGCTTCCACATCGTGTTGTGTATTGCTTGGTGAATCAAAATGTGTTTATGGTAATCAAAATGGTGTGTATATGAAGGCAAATTATACAGATCCATCCATTTTAAACAAGGATCGTTATTATTATCTTGGAAATTGTTATGGAAATTGTGTAAATCCACAAGGTTCAAATCAACAATTGATTCCCACACTGAGACCAACGACCACACCAAGTACAACCACCATACCTAGTACAACCACCATACCTAGTACAACCACCATACCTAGTACAACGACCATACCTAGTACAACGACCATACCAAGTACAACGACCATACCAACTATGTTACCAAGTACAACCACCATACCAACTATGTTACCAAGTACAACCACCATACCAAGTACAACCACCATACCAAGTACAACCACCATACCAACTATGTTACCAAGTACAACCACCACACCAAGTACAACCACCATACCCATACCAAGTACAACCACCATACCCATACCAAGTACAACCACCATGCCATAAAAACATGAATGTTGGAAACGTAAAAATACTTAAATATATTCTATAATATTGTATAATAGTACTATACGTTCAAAATTTGACGATATTTATAAGTCTGCTTATTTATTTTATCAAAAAACGTAAAAATACAAATTATGAAAGATTCGCCTGATGCCGATAACGAGTTAGACGCAACCCCGTATGACCGAAGGTCGCAACAACTCGAGGGTTTTACGGAGGGAAACCTCGATACTACGGACAACGAAGTCGGGTGTAGTATGAGTCCTGGTGTGCAAACTCGTCCGGCGACTATATTGGAACATAAGCCTACCTCAGAGCAACGAAGGTGCTCAAGGGTTGTGTCCCCCGAAGGGGGGTCACTGACCGAGTTAGTAGTGAAGGAGGCTACAAGGAACGGAAGCCCCCCTTGCCAAAGCACGCCTAGGACTCTGGGTGACGCAGGAGCGGAGACATTATTGTCTAATTCGAATAGTTATTCAATGAAAGATATACGAAATTATTTTGAATCAATCAATATAAAACAGGAAACCGTGGTAGAAAATTTTCGACAATTTTTAACTGAATCAGTTATAACACAAATTTTAGAATTAGATGTAATTGTGGTAGAAATCACACCACCGGTAACAAATAATATTATTTCAACAACACATTCGTCGACAAATTCCCATTCATCATATACTAAATCAAGAGGATCATCATCAAATTCAAATTATATAAGTAGAAAATCGTCACATACCGATCATCGTAAAAGACATGGTGAATATGATGAAAATCGTACTACGAATCGACATGTGAATAATAGTAATAGTAATGCTGAAGATTGGAATTCTGGAAAATCATTTAAAGTAACGAAAACCATGACCAAAGAAGGTGTGGAAAAGGATATTAATGATATACGTATATCTTTGAATAAAATTTCCAGTAAAAATTATGAAACACATCGTGATCTAATTGTTTTATTGGTTGGAAAATTTATGGAAGAGGCTAACATTCCTCATAGCCC